GCCAAGTTATCATAGCCATCCATTGCACTGTCGTAAATCTCTTGAAATTGAGCATCGATTTCTCGATCTTTCTCATCATATGCATGAGGATCGACAAGTTCTCCCTCTCTTTCATACACTTCGACTTCGGTGCTACCCTTCTCAATATCGAAGAATTCTTCCAAGGGATGATCTATATTCTTTGTTACTTTGTTCTTATCTGACATTAGAATAAACTCCACCTTTATAGGTATTTATCCTAATACGGGAATGCTATCAACCTATTTTGTTCAAAATTGATTTCATCAAGTTGGCAACAGGCTCAGCATTAGCGTCGTCTTCAAAGATTTGATTCTTTTCTTCCTTTGTCAAAGGCTTGCCATGTGTTTGCTCATGCCAGTCATCAAAAGAAAAAATAGTATCTAGATTTGTAGCAACGTAATCACAGTATTCTTTAATTCTCTGATCCATTTTCATCTCCTTTTTCTACATTTAGACCATGTTTTTCCTCAGCATAATGCGTCAGAACTTTTTCTAACTGCGCTTTCATAGAGCGGTGGGCATGTATAGCCACCTCTCTTTTATATTCCGCATTAACTACATCTTCCATAATTCTATCAAAAGAAGTTACAAGACTTCTCAAAGTAGGATCACTCATGAGTTCTTCTCTGAAAATCTGAACTTCCTTACCATTTCTCATTTTTACATTAAAAGATTTTGGTTTCACTACATCGTACATTTTATTTCCTCACTCAAATGAAGTCATTAATTTCAATAGCTTTTCTGAATCCTCTTTAGGATTCGATACAATAGGTTCATCGTCATCCAAGAATATCTCTTTTGGTGGTGGCGTATTTTCTCTCGGCACTTCAACACCCGGCATTCCTTCGATATCTGCGGTAACATCTGTAGACTGCTGAATTTCTTCAAGTGCCTCTTGAACCTTGTTTGTTCTTCTTGTAGGCATCACGCTTGTTTGAGCACCATCATCAGGATCAGAAATTCTCAAGTTATGAGGATTGAACCCAAGTAGAGAGAACTTACCAACACCGCGAGATGATCTTGTCTTCAAGAAGTAAGCATTCATCTCACCTTCAAGTCTCATCTCATCACTCATGTACAACGAAATATAGTTGTCAACCGTATTAATCTTTGAAATACCACCAGCGATGATACTCTGATCGGGAGTGGACATACTAAGTGCTTGTCTGTTCTGTTGGGATGCAGTCACTCCAATCATATCATAGTTATGAAGTATCTCTACTAACTCTTCTGTCTTTCTTTTATCTTGTTCGAATACGCTGATATTCTTGATTCCAATATTGGGGTCCATCAAATCAAGATAGTCAACCAATAGAACATCGGGAGTCTTTTCGAACTCCATTTCATAATAGCTTAGAAATGCTCTTATATCGGCTGCGGTAGAGTGCTGTGGCATTCTCTTAAGAAGATATGATCCTGCGCCATCGTTCTTAGTTTGCATGATCCCAGAAGCTATTTGTGGAATATTAGATTTCCAAGTAGCAGTGTCATGGCCTGTTACAATAGAAGCCAAGCGCAAAAATACCATTTCCTCTGCAAGCTCAAGTGTAATATAAACAACGTCCAAGCCCTGTCTCGCATAGTTTGTTCCTATATTTGCGAGCATAAGAGACTTACCACCGCCTGAGTTGGCCGAGAACATCGTTAGCTGCTTTTTAATGAGTCCGCCGTCTAACGGACCATCTATTCCTTCAATGCCTGTAGGATAGGTTGTGAACTCTTCTATGAGGTTGGTTAATATCTCTTCTGCATTCTCACCAAAGAATTCTAGACCCATATCCTTTTGCAAAGATACGTTTACAGCATCTGTAATTCTTGACAATACAGCACTGAGCTTATCTTCTTCTATATCAGTAAGAGATTCCAGTACTGCCTGTTTAACCGCAACTTCCCTACAGAACTTTTCAATACTATCACAAGTAGACTCAATTCTATCTTTTGATATCTTAGTCGTGTGTTTTAATTCAACGTCAAATTCTGCTTCTATTTGATCGGTGTCTGGAGTAGAATTATACTTTTGAAAATACTCATGTATGAACCTGACTATAGGCTCATACTCCTTTTCAAAATAATGCGGCTTTAGAATAGCGGCACATCTGGTATAGATTTCTGGGGAAGAAATTACATCTTGTATAATTAACTTTTGTTTCTTATTATTAGCTGTTGCCATATATCGGGAGTTCTCCTGAGTTCTCACATTCTATCAAAGTATTGATAAGAAATCAATCGGGAGAGTTATTTATGGCGTTCGCCCCCGCAATCACACCCGATGTAGACAAGGAAATCATCTGAAAGTTCCATCCCTTCCAACTCTTCACGATAGTCAGCAGTTTTACCAAAATAGTAAAATACCCAACCGAATAATCTTACACCAAGCCAATAAATCCATGCAAGAACCGGAAAGCCCTTTGCAGCAATACATTTTCTAAGACAACGATCCGCTTCCTTTCTATTTACAGCACCAGTTACATAGTAAATATCATGTTCATAACAACAATCTGAGAATGTTAAGTCTGGAGCCATAGTACAACCATCACTAACAAAGTCCTTGATAGCTTTGATTCGTTGTAAAATATTAGGATCATGTGTCGTCATTTCTAAATGCCTCTTTATCATCAGGGGGTGTTACCGTAGATGTGTCAGGGTCTAGAAGATTCTGAAGCTTGGGCTTAGTATTTCTAAACTCTGCGCGTCTATCTTTTTCCAAGAAAATCCATTTCTTTTTAGCTGCTGAATAGCGATGTAGTCTAGCTGGAATACCTTCTCTGATTTGAGTGTATGTCAAACGATGATAATCACCATCTTTAGGATTAGGTGGGAAAGTATCACCTTGCGTGTATTCCTCTCCGTTTGGAGGCATTGCATCAAATCCATACTGAGCACGAACACGATCAATTCTACGAGCTACGTCTTTACTACCTTGCTCTTCGGCCCACTCATAAAATTCGTCAGAAACTTTTGCAACATCAGCATAATCCACACCACGCTCGGGGACCGCAGTGTTTTGATCAGCGTCAATAGTCTGACTGATTGCTTGATAGTCTTGATACTTCTTGTTGTTTCTACCATCATTGATATCGACAGTGCCTTGATCATCTTGGTCTTCAGTTAACTTACCAAGAATATCCTGAGTCTCTTGAGATGCCATTACAGGTCTTGCAATCAATCTTTGCATCGTTGGAACCCAGCTTGGTGTATAACTATTAGTGCTCCATGCAACATCAACAATCTCTAGATAACGAAGCACTGGTTGTAGCGATGGATTGAACTGTGTCTCCGAAGGAAGCTGAATGATATCACCAATAACAAAAGGTCTACCCAAAGCACCAACGATTGCAGAGAAACTAACTTCTAGAATCCACTCTTCACCACTGAACAAACTTCCAAAACCAAATTTGGATTGGAAAGACTGCAAATCAATTGGCTGATAAGAGGCTTTTATTCTGACAGGATTTTCGTCATAATCTCTATCACGGTTTTCAAGAAAGATTCTATCCTGAATATTCTGAACCTGTGTTGATTCATAATCTAGAAGTTGTAGAGCTTGAATAGCCCAATGATCATCCGCCCCACCATTAAACGCAATTGGTCTTATTCTCCAGTATCGTGAGGGGACACTTTTCTTGAAGTTTACAATAGCAGCACCTTCACAATCGGGTAGCGATACTACGTCTACACCGTACCACTTTTCACCATCGTTTGATCTTTCAATTCTAGCTCTTGTAACTCTGTTTTGCTTTCTGCACCCTTGGCGAATTCTTATTGAAGCAACATCGAACTTGACAAACGTTTCAATACCATAACGTTTTCTTCCGTTGTCCAAAAGTATCTCACCAAAATCGTAGCCTATGAAAGCTTTCGAGATAACATCCGGTCCTGTTTGAATAGAATGCCACTCAGTTTCGTACAAAGTAAAAGCATTCTTTGAAGGAAAGTTAGGATGATCACCATTGGAAATCGAAGTACCGTTTCCAGTCAAATCCTGAAGTTTACCTTGCTCATGTACGCCGAGGAGTTTGAAAGTGTTTACAACAGCACCACCAACAGTAATGGATTCGCTCACATAATTATCGATTATACAAGAGTCATTGTTTTCTGTTAATTCCCATGCTGGCTTAGGAGTATCAGATGGGCATGATAGATCGGGTCTGAACTGACGGCATAATCTTGCAACAGCATCGTCCTGCGGAGGCGGAATAAAGTTTCCATCTCCATCAACAGGGCAGTTACCGCTATTTAAAATACTTTCAAGTTGATTTGCTATACCGCTCATAATTATCCTATAAAGAACTGAGCTTTTACACCAACGTTTTCATCTTGGTATGCTCTGTCTTTCAATTGTTCCATCAATTCTACTTTTTCGTTTTCAGCTTGAGTAATCAATTCCTGTGAGTTCAGTGTAGTGCTTCCGTTTGGTCCGGGTAGTGTCTGGTAC